CTTTATACCAATCAGCATCACTAAACCTTGCTTTTTTATTATCTATGCCCATTCTTCTAAATCTTTAATATTAGTTAATAATTCTACTTTCTTTCTAAAATCTTCATCTACATCTATATTGATATAAACTGCTACCATATTAGTAAGGCAATCAAATAAATACTTATCGTCATATGTTTCACATACTTTAAGTAATGATTTACTAATACAATACATATCCAAAGGTGTAGCTTTAGTTAAGTTAAAATACTTCTCAATAAACTCCTCATAGTTATCTTCTATAATATCTACTAAAAACTCGATTTCTATATCTTGAGCTGTACTTATACTTTTAAATAATGCAGAAATTGTAGTATCTTCTGCATCTAAATCAGTAGATAACACTTTACACACAAAAGGATACACTAAAGCTTGACTATAACTTCCAGCAGACCTAGTTTGTATTACTTGTTTATCTTTTACTGGTTCTTCTGCTAACCAATTATTAAACTCTAATTGTTTTCCTGCATATGCAGACTGACTTCCTTGTAGTAAAGGTAATCTCCCTCTATAGTTTGTAGCTACAGGTTTAGGTTTACAAATATCTGTAACTCTGTTATAGAAAGGTTTAATAGCCTCATCTAAAACTAAATCACAATCAATTGTGTACATTACTTGTGTAACTGTATCTATAGTCTTTTCTACTGGTGTACCAAATCCCAGCATATCAAGGAAGGTACGTCTAGTAGTCATTACTTTACCTTTAACTGTTTCCTCTCCACAGAAAGCTATCTTAGCCATCCAATCTTCTGGTTCTTTGTAATTAACTATTAAACTTAAATAGTAATTATGATTAGGTGAATTGTCATGTAACTCAGACATATCAGTTCCAGAGAAGAAAGTTGACATACTATGATGAGTATGTATATGACCTATTTTACTATCATTCATTAAGGCATCAGTATATATGTCAAATGAGTAATCATCATCAGATGAAAATTCATATTCAGTATAACTACCTGTTCCTACATCCATAAACACAATATCAGTAGCCTCTAGTATCCAAGTTTTAGGGTCAGCTATTGAACCTGACTTAGTTTTATATACTAACACTCCACTCCATTCTGTATTTCTTTTAACTCTAGCATGGAAGTAATGTATTTTCATCACTACTTGTTCTCCTAAAATTAATTGGGCATTATCTTGCATTACTACCACTGTTTTAGCATGCTTTCTTTTATCGTCTATTAAACTCATTTATTTTTTTATTTTTAAATAGTAAATATTGGCAGCCTGAGTGGCTTGGTCTATAATATAAGAAGAAAGGACATTATGAATTACTAAATTATCTTCTTTTGGTTCTTCTTTACTAACTATAGGTAAAATCTTACCTTTAACTTCTTCTCCTTTAAAAGTAAATAAAGGAGTTTGTCTTTCATTAAAAGTATCAATAGCTGATTGTGTACTTTGTGAGCTACTATTACCAATGTTTTCATACCTCCCTTGTTCAGTTTTTATTTGTTTATACGTAGTACAGGGTAACAATGCTTTTTCTATTTCTTCTACATTAGTTACTTTGAGCTTAGGTATATTCATTAATTTGTCTATCTCTAGTTGTATAGGGGTAGGCGTAGCTATAAATAGAGCCCATAACTGTTTACAATCATTCACACTAGGAGAAGCTACTGCTGTATTACCACCTAATCTAATATTACTCATACTTTTAAATGGTCCTCCTTCAATAGATTCCCAAGCTACATAACTATGCATAATTAATAATGAATTCTCTAGTTCTTTAGGATTCCAAGATGATGCAGCTAAGCCATTTACAGTATTATATGTTATCGTACCCCCACCTAAACAAAATTCAGTAAACCTACACATTTTAGTACTATTTAAATCTCTAAGTACAGTACTACTAGATAAATGGGAATGAGCATAATTGGATTTAAATTCAGAATAAGATAATGTACTTCTAATTCCCCACCATCCTCTTAAATGATTCATTCTAGAATCAAAAGGTAATGCTACATATAAATCTTTTAATTTATGTGTGTTGCTTCTACTGTTTTGTAATGTAATAGCTGGAAAATGTATAATTAATAGATATTTTGCACTTGACAAAGGGAAATCAGCTCCACTATCAATCTCTTGTAAGTCCCAACTTTCTGGATGAATATCTTCAGCAATTTCTTGTACTATTCTTTTTCTTTTTTGTAACTCTGTTTCTTTTTTAGCTACTGGTTTCTCTACTACTTTAATTGTTTCTACTACTACAGGAGTAACATCTACAGTAACAGGTAGCGGAGCTACTGCTGTAGAACTAGTAATTACTCTAGTGTTAGAGTCATCAGCTAACATGGCTTCCAACCTTGCTATTTCTTCGTCTTCTTCCATTTTATATTTAAATTTTAAAGTTAAAAAAAGAGGAGCACTTGCCCCTCTTCTTATTTATTAAGTACTTTTTTATTAGTTTACTGACGCAATTACTGCATCTAGTTTAGCTAATAAAGCAGTGTAATGTGTTTCTACATCATCAGCACCACTCTTTACTTTACCAGGAGTCAAGAATAATACAAAATCTCCTGTTGGAAGAGCTGCATTACCATTATCATAAGTCATTTTAGATGACTTCTCCATAGCCTTCATTCCCTCACTACTAACTCCTGCTGAAGTTAATTCTGATTTTAATTCACTCCACGTAGTAGCTGATGAATTTAATTCTGTTTTACCGTCAATTTTAGTTGAAACTATTGTAATTTTTCTCATTTTAATCTGTTATTTTTTTCATAAATAATGAATAAATATTAACTACTTTGTCATATTTACCCTTGTTAGTTGTGAACTCTGCTCCAGTTGTTGAAGCTAATTGTTCTTTTTGTGCTTTATCATAAGCATCTTCCAATGCATACCTCACTTTATCAGTGAAGCCATCAGGTTTAAATCCTATTACTTCTTCTATTTTTTCAAATAATTGTGTATCTGTCATATTTAGTTTTAAATAAGTAGTAGTATTGATATTAACTTTCAAATTAACTTTTACAAATACAGGCCGTCCCTTGCCATAGTACTACTACTTAGATTAGTTTGATAGTAAACACTAGTTTTCTATCTTCTTCTTTATCCACCCAATGATACCTTTTTCTACCACTTTCAAGTACATATCTAGGGTCATCCCCTGGAATAACTCCACATTCCTGTAAAGCATCTTCAAAGAACTTCTCTAATAACCACATATTACTTACATCAGGCATAATCTTTCTTCTAATTTCATATATGTCACATGAAATAGAAAGATGTTTACCTTCAGGAATTGATATTGGTGTTTCAAATTGTTCTTTAATGTACTTAGCAAAGTAATTATGATAATACTTAGCCACTGTCTTACGTAAACGCCAATTTAAAGTAGCGTTGTATAAGTCTTGACCATTCATTACCCATAGATTAGGTTTTCCTGCAGATTTGGTATTCTTTAGAAATCTTTCACCGTCAGAATTACAGCAATATACTTTAGTGCCCACTATTAAAGGGGTTGTACGTAAAGTAACGCTATGTTTTGCTGGTAGTTTATCTCTATCTTTCCATTCCCAGTATTTAGGATTCTGTTTTGCTGATTTTTGGTAGCTGTTTTCCCATTGAGGAATCACTACTTTATATCTTGCCAACATTTATCTATATAATTCTTTAGTACAGAATAGTTATACTTCTTTACGAAATCAGCACAATCTTTAGTATCTTGAGGCAATACAAAGAAAGGTATACCTACTAAACTTTTCAATTTAATAGCTGCTCTGATTCCAGGCTCATCATTATCAAATAATAAAACTACTTCTTTGAATCTAGTCAATAAATAATCATAAAACTCTTGTTTGATATTGGAAGATTCACTTGGTGGATTAATAGCTGGAATTCCTAGCTTCTTTAATACCAATACATCCTTATAAGACTTAGTTATTATAATTTTATCTCCTGTTTCAGGAAGTAGATTAAATCCTTGATAATCATCTGGACCTATGTTTGTAAAGAACTTAGCTTTACTATTATAAGGTTGATATATCTTCCATAGTTCTCTGCCATCTCTTACTCCTTGGTAATAACCATAAGCTGTAGAGTCTGCTTTGAAATACATACTATTTAACCAAAATGCATCTAAAGGATACACTTTCCCTATTTCTAGTTCTGTAACTGTTAATTCATATTGAGTATTCCAAAATGCTTTATCAAAGTGATTCCATTTACGGACTCTTACTTTAATATCTGCAGGGCTCATCTCTATTTTAGATATATCTACTTTATAAACAGTAGAAGCTGTTGGAGTATATTCAAATGTAGTTAAAGCTGAAACTAAATCTAAAGCAAAGTCTCTTTTAATAATCTCTAATGCTTGAAAATAAGTACAATTGTACCTTTGCATTACATATCCAAAGCAATTTAATGCTCCTTGTATGGCGTAATCTTTATATAGTAAGTCTGTATTACCTTTAAAGACTACACAAGTAGGACTTTTATCTGCTCTTAATTCACTTTTAAACGCTTTACCTACACTAACAAACCCTACGATATACTTCTTAAATATATCGTAGGAATTTATCAATGATAGAATATTCTCTTTATTAACTACCTTTTTACCATACATACGGTAAAAATACTAAATTAATTTAGAATAACTCCTCTTCTCCTCCACCTGCTGCTGCTCCTGCTGCTACTGGTGTAGCTGATGGGATAGCATAGATATCATACTTAGGATTAGTTTTACTGATTGTTGATGGTGTTGTACCATCTAACTCAATAAAGTTAGGGAATGTTGGTAAGTTTGGATAATAAGCATCCTTACCTTTATTGTACTTCAAGATTACTTTCATAGTAAACTTCTTATCTTTAGCCAAAGGCATAATCTTAGTAGCAATTGCATTAACAAATGCTGCAAAACTACCTGTTCCTTCAACTGCTGCATAATAATCTACTTCTGAAACTATCTTAGTACAGATATGTAACATTGCTTGATTGGTGTTCTTAATTGCCCAATCTTCTTCTGAATCAAAATAAGCAATTCTAAAAGTTGCACCATTACTTTGCTTAAAAGAAAGCTCTGCTCTGTTATCAACTAAATTACCATCCTTATCTTTTGCCATTCCAAAAGATACGATTTCATTACCTACTACTCTCTCTCCTGTTAAGACTGGTACATTACCATCTGCTCTTAACTCTTTCCCTTCACTGTCTGTTTTTGAACCGTAACCCATAATTTTTATTTATTTATTATTTAATATTAAAATTGAACCTCTTCTGGGTTCTCTGTTTTTACTATTTCATCACTTCCTGATTCTGTAGTGGCCTCAACACTATCTGTTTCTGGAATTGATGTAGGAATAGCTCCCTCTACTGAACCATTTTGTTCAGCTTCTGCCTCTGCATCTGCTTGAATTCTTGCATCTGCCATTCTCTTTTCTCCTGCAGCACTAGGAGTACCATAAGTAGGGTCAGGTCTATCATCTTTAATGATAAAACTTACTACTTTAGGAATTTTTACTTTCTTACCAGCTAATGCAGGGTGTTTAAATAACTCAGTAACATCTGATTTACTTAATCCATACTTGTCCTGGACAGAACCTCTTGATTCATCATACCCTTTGTCACCTGTTTTTCTAGTAACTCCGTTTTCTAAATCATTTAATACTGCTGATAGACTAATCTCTACTGGAGTACTTCTTGTTGTTTCTTCACTCATTTCTTATTTTTTTAAAGATGGGAATATTAGTTCCCAGTTAACATTAATTAATTCATTTGTAGTAGCATCATAATCAGCTACTTTAATCTCTTGTCCTTTTAAATGAGGACATCTTGCACCACATACTAATTCATCAGTTGCTTTGAAATTAAATAGTATCTCTGAATCTGGACCTCTATGGATATAACCAATAGCATCTGCTCCTGCAGAGACTGTAAATTTGATTTTACCTGTTAAGTCTAATTCTTTAGCTGCTACTTCCTTACCTTTCTTATCTATATAGGTATCCTTTACGTGTCCTACTAAAATTACAGTATCTGCTAGTTTCTTGATTTTATTTAATGCATCTTTAAATGCTTCTCTTAACCAGTAATAACCTGCTCCTCTAGGTAATTCTTTAACATTAGTACCATCATAATTTCCACCCATCACAATGTTCCATTTAGTGCGTTACTTCTAAATGAGTTCTCTTATGAACTTCTGCATGTCACCATGCAGGTCAGACTATATCTTCATCCTTATATATAAAGGATGTCTCCCGTTTCCACCTACTTAGGTGTACGCATTTCTGCTAGTCGTTGAACCTTGAACTCATTTCTGAGAACCTTGGCTGCTGATTGTCTTTTTTTCCCATAGGGTAATATACAAAATATTTACATTATGGGGGTAAAAGATGTTCCAGCAATTAAAGAGATTTTTTCTCTAGTATTACTACTAGGAAGCCCATGTTTGTCTAGGCGATGATTTATACATTGAAACTGCCAATGGCATAATAATATCTTCTAATTCTGTTACTGTATCAATAGTAATAAAATCATAAGGCCTACCTGCTTTCATAATAGCTGTTCCTGCTTCAGTAATATAATAAGAAGGAACTTGTTCATCTCCATTCTTATCTACTGTTGCCATTCTTGCTTTTACAGATGCTGCAGTTTCTCCTACTGGAGGACTCCAACCTATAATACGCATAGATATAGCTTCTACATATTCAGTACCTTCTTCTAAATCCATAATTAGATTATTAGGTAACATACTTAATAAGGTAGTCTTCCCTACTTTTGGTGGACCATAAATCACCAATACTTTGGGGTCTTGTCTTCTCACTTCACTTTTACCTGTAGGTAAAATTACTCCTTCACTTGCCATATATATTTATTTAATTTTTTAATTAACCCAAGGTGAGGTTACGGATTGTTGTATTTTATAGTTTATTTAAAAAATATACCTTGAGTAGTCTTCTCCAAGACAATCTCCGTAACCTCTTAGGGTGCAACTCTAGGTAACCAAACACCTGAGTCATTTTTGTAATATTTAGATTTAATGTTTTCTAAGCTTGCTGCATACTCATTCCTTTCAGGAGTCATTTCACTAGACCTAGGTAGTTCTCTAAATGTTCCACAAGGCCCTATAAAATTAAGGGCAAGATTCACATTAGGTTCTCCATCTCTATTCTCAAGAATCTCCATATTTCTATAGCTATTCCCTAGTGCAGCAACATTATAGCCTTGAAATTGTTCTAGTTGGTATCTATAAGGACTAAATAATGTCATAATAACATTAGCATCCCTAGTAGTATACTTACTATCTCCAAAATCCTTTAATGTAGGAGTCAATCTTCCAGACTTATGTCTTTCATCTGACTCACTATCAAAAGCTAACTGTTGTATAATGACAGGACTCATTCCATAGTTATTACGGAAGCCTACCATATACTGAGATAACTTATCAATAGTTTGTTTAGTATTGAAATTCCTTTCCTCCATTGCTAAAGCAATATGGTCTACAATTCCTAACCAATACCTTTTAGGATTATTGATTTCATACCTATCAAACCTCATTACTGGACTACCATTAGGGTCAGAATTAATATTCTTCTTATGGATAGTACCGTGTAATGCTGCTTTATTATTGATATACTTATAAATCCCAGTAGGATTATCAGGCATATCGTGGATAGTTACTACATCTTGCATCTCATCAAAATATTCTCTATAACCTTTAACTAGTTGGTATAGCTCATCACTACATTGGTTTTCTCCTCTGGATAATATAGTATTTGCATCTGCAATAATACCGTACTCATGCCATAGTTTTCTACCAATACCTTTAATAATCTTAGTTTGACTATCTATTTCATAAGAGAAATAATCTATATCCAACTCAAATCCATCTAAGGCATCTCTAGCTTTTAAATCTTTATAATAATCATATGCTCCGTAAAAGAATAAATCATCAGCAAAAGATGTTTTACCTACTTTAGTCCCAGCACCTATTAAATAATAAGTAGACTGTTGTATATTAGGTAAAAACTGTTTTAGTCTTGGAAAAGGAATAGGAATTCCTACATTATCTCCTCTTCTTCCTCTATCAACTTGTGCTAATGCTCTTTCAAATACACTCATAAAGTAACTTTATACTTCTTAGTTATCATAGTAATTATCTCTTCCATACCTAACTTCTTAGCATTTAATAAAGTAATTTCATTAATTAATACCTGCATATTAGGTAACTCTTTAGTACTTAAAGGTTTATAACCTAAAAGACTCATTTGTTGATTTTCCACACTTATAGTGCTTAAATTATTAAAAAGAGTTTTAGCCTTTTTGAGTACTTTTCCTTCTTTACTACAGTAAAATAGGTTAAGGTACTTTTGTTTATTATGCTCTTGTGCTTCATTATACTGCTTACGCGCTAGAGTCATTATACTATGAGCTAAAGCAGAAATTTCTACTTTGTTTAGTTTACTTGCCATTTTTTAATATTTAATATTAACTAATCCCCATAATAAAGAAAATTCTCTACTCCCTTTATTTACATTTTTAACCTCTTTACGTGACTTCTTAGCTTTAAAGGGTTTAGTACCTTTAGAATGTTTACCTTGTATATGTATTTCTCTAACCTCCACAGATAAAGTTTGAGCTAATCTATGTGTAACAGGTACTCTTTCATTCCAAGTATAAGTATTACCTACTTTAATTAAAATATTTTTATTTACTAATTGAGTAAATAACTTTGATGAACCAGTTACCTCACTACGCATTTCAGCTAAACTATTACACTTATGTGATTCTACTAAAGCTTTAACTTTATGTAGTCTAGCTAAGTTCTTATTTACTATACTAGTCATGTCTGGTGATTTTCTCTTTTCTATCTTTTCCATTATACTTCTTTATGAAAGGAACTTCCTCCTCCCTTATTAATAAACTCTAAAGGACTCTCCTTTCCGTCTAAATCTTCTACAAATGATGCTAATAATGATGTACCATTTTTCTCAATAAAGTAATCAGCACATTGCATAAAATTATACCTATCCCTACTTTTCTCAAATACATATAACTTAGTTGCATCAAATATATCTTTCTTCTTAAATTGAGGATGCTTCTTACAAAATCCTCTCATCTTTTTAAGTACTCCTTGTTTATCTCCTCTTACAGGTCTACCACCTGATTTAACTTTAGCAGGAAATAATTCTCTCCATTCAGTAATCCAGGATTCTACATTATCAGGGGAAGTATCAGTAGCATTAATAAGCTTTAAAGCTTTCTGTCTTAATACTACTCCATCTCCCATAATTTTGCACCATCCTTTACTTTCTAAATATTGAGCAAATTCTGCCTTAGTTTCATCAGTTGCTAAATGATAAGGTACTTCTAGATGTACACACATAATATATGCATACAAATCTGGGGATAAATCATTGTCTTTAAGTACTTTTAAATCAATAACAATTTCCATATTCTACCTCTCTATTTTGTTTCTCTATATCACCGTGATATATATGTAATCTTTCATAGTCTAGTATATGTTGTATAGTACAACTCACTTCAAACTCCTCTGATACTGCTTCAGCTAGTTCTGTTGCCGTATTTAGATTTGGATACTCCAACTTTATCAGCCTTAACTTCAGTCCTAACTCGTTTAATGCCACTTCTGGCTTCTTCAATTGTGTCTTTAAGTTCATCATAACTATTTACATATTTAACATTAAAATTCTTTTGACTATCTCTTACCCATTTCTCTTCTACTGAGCCTCTAACATATGTTCTAATTAATATAGAATGCTTATTTTCTATATCTGCTCTTAGAAGCCTTCCTATTGTCTGTATAGACTGTCTTTCTTTTGAATATCTAGCTAAAGCTAGTCCAAATGATAGTCTAGGTAAAGTTACTCCCTCATCAAACATTTTTACTGCTGATATGATATTAACTTTACGTCTTCCATCCAAGAAAGATTTCAATTTAGATACTTGACTCTTAGCTTTGTCCTTACTTGTAATACAAGTACAACTTGGTCCTAATATATCAGCTACCTTTTGAGCATATTCATTCTTTAATGAGAATACAATACCATACTCATCAGGAAATAAATCTACTAATGACTGCACTACCTTTAACTTCCCAGTAGCATTATACACTAAATTAGACCTATTACCTATAGCTTTCCAAGCTTGACTTCCATAAGTCTGGTATGTCCACTCTATTTTCTTAGTATACTCATCATATAAATCTCTTTCAGACTTAGTAAAATCTATAGGGTAGTTAATAACAGTAAAATTTGCTATGAACCCTTCATCTTCTACATCTTCTAGTGAAAGTTTATCAACTATAGGACAGTAATTCATTAATTCTACTTCTTGTGCTTCAGTTAATGATGCAGTTAATCCTAATAAATAGGAATAAGTACAATTCTTGAAGAACTCTAGCTTCTTTTCTGTTACTAGATGATGAATTTCATCAAATACTACTATACTATAGTTATCTTTTTGATTAGTTAGACTTGCATAACAGATAAAGTCACAATATTTAATGAGTTTCCCCTTCTTAAACTTCTTGAAATTAGCTTTTATACCATCTAATACTACATTTGTAGGAGCTACTATTAGTATCTTCTCTTTTGGTTTAACTTGAATGGTCCATTCTACTGCTAACACTAAGGCATATGTCTTACCTACACCTGTTGCATAGTTGAGAATTCCTTTAAAGTCATTTTTAGCCCACTTATTAAGCCCTTTTCTTATAAGTTCTTCTCTTCTATTCATTTTATTTAGTTTTTTAAGTTGATATTGAATTACTTACTTCACATTGAATTTCTAATAACCTATAATGTGGGTATTCCTTTTTCATATTTTCTAATATTTCAAATAATGTAGGAGCTCCTTTTCCTAAGCTATTGTCCCAAAGTGCCCATCCATCTTTACCTTTATTCTCTTTAACACGTAATTTATGTCCTTTATCATCCTTAAAGATGATAATAACCTGCTCTGCCATATTTTTAATTTTTTAATGTTCCCATATCCGAGAAATCACAGCATCAGCCTTAATAGGTATCCTTTTACACCACAATTTACCTGCTTCTTCCATATAGAAAGATAACTTCTCTTGTGCTATTTCTTGATAACCCTCTTTAGCTTCTAATATAATCTCATCGTGAACTGTTAATACTGTTTTAATACTATCTCTAAATTGATTATCATTAATCAACCACTCATAAATAAGCACCATTGCATACTTAGTCATACTTCCAGCAGCACCTTGAATACAATAATTCATTGCAGCTCTGGACATCTTACCTTCTAATTCATTGGCTCTCTTAATATTACCTTGATATCTACATTTATAGTACTCCTTTATATAAGGAAAGAAGAACTTTCTGTTAGTTACAGGGTCTATTAGTATATAACCTTGACTTAGAGATTGTGCAATAACTCCATCAAAATAAGATTTTAATCCTGGAAAAGCATTGAAGTAATCTTCATATACTCTTTCTCCTTCTGCTGCAGATATACCTAAGTTAGAAGCAATAGTAAATCCATTACCACCGTCAATTTGTTATCGTAAAGGCTCTTTATCCCTTACCTCTATATGTTTCCATATAGTTCAGACTATATCATCACCCTTAACTTAATAGTAGGGTGTGGGATGTTCGTGTTAAGTTTATTGCATGTACTGCTCACTTATTAGTCGTTGAACCTGCTAGGTACTTTAATGTACTTCCCTAGATTGGCTGCTGATTGACTTATGTACTCCTTGATACACTTAGTTTTCCAGCAATTTATCCCATTTTTCCTTATTATCTTTAGACAATAGGGCACACATATCTGTGTATTTTCTTTCCATGAATAATTCAGCATCTTTATATAAGTAAAAAGCAAATAAATAATGATATTTAGCAGGAATTACTACATCATAGCAATCCATATTAATACCTTTTATTCTTCTTTTACTTTTTATATTATATATTTCAAGAAATAATTCTAATTGTTCTACAAAGTGTATAGACCCACTAGTAATTTTTATTTCTTTTCTTGCTGAACCATCTCCGTCAAAGATTCCTCTTAAAATACTCCAATTTAATTTATGTAACTTCAATACTTTAGACTTATTAGGTCCTAAATTGTGCTTACATTTTAACCATTCCACTATCTGTTTATTACCAAATCCTAATTGTACCATAGGAGTTCCTATAGAGGAACCATAATAATAATAATTAAAAGGTTGATTATAAATAGTAGAAAATGATTCCAAATACAGTATATCTATAGAGTATAAATTAATAGCTGTTTTATAGATGTTTCCATCTGCGGCTAAGTAACCTATAAAATAATTATTTTTATCTGTATCATTTTGTAAAAAGTTAGTAGTAATAGCCCTGTTAGAGCCTCCACTTCCTTCTAATTTTAAATTGTATTTTTTAAAAGTACGTAATACTGATGTATAATCTGCTTTAAGTAAAGAAGTAATCTCTTTAGGAGTTTTTCCTTGTCTACTTAATTTAATTATATCAGCCCACCTTTTTCTTCTTTGTTGTTTATTCATGTAACAAAAATACATAAAATATTTCATTTATGCAAGTGCAAAATTAGCTGACTTAGCAATCTGTCTTTTATCCTTATGTAATGATTTGACATCTGATAAACTTAGATGACCTAATAAATCAGGCCATATCTTCTGAGCAGTATAAGAGTGTAAATCTCCTCCTCCATTATCATAAAATTCTAATAAATCTTTATCTAAACTATTATTAACTAAAATAATAGATTCTTGTCCACTATAATCTGCGTTAACTAAATAAGAACCTTCATCAGCACAAAATGCACTTCTAAACTCATGTTGAGCAGGTATGTTTTGGTTATTAGGATTACTACTTGAGATTCTACCTGTATTTAATATCTGTTTATAACTACTATGTATTCTCCCTGTAATAGGATTAACATGTTTTAGGAATTTAATACCAAAAGTTGTACACCTTTGCTCTAACTCCTTCATACTTAGATAGTTTTTAATAAAATCTTTAATAGTATTATCTAAACCTTCTTCTAATAGTAATCCTCTGACTTCTTTAGCCTCTGCTGTATCTCTAACTTTTTTAGTAGTTTTAGACTTAGCTCTAGGGCATATTCCTAAGAAATTTAGGAATGCAATTACCTGTTTAGATGAGGTCCACTGAATATTACATTTAGTACTATCATCAAACAAGTCTAATTGTTTCTCTATAAATTGAGAATCAGGCCAAGTAGTAATGATAAAGTTATTTAGTATGTCTATCTTTTCTTCAAATAGTTTTAAGTTCTTTTTATAAGTCTCTTCCCAAACTTCAGGTTTATATGGTACTCCATTAAACTCCATTTCAGATTTAGCTAATAAGAATCTCATTTCTAATCTAAATACATTACCTATATTCTTATGGTCTTTATCAGCTTCTACTTCTTGAAACTGTTTAATCTTTAAAGGATTAATAATATCATCTGCACCGTATATAATCTCATGTGTTGAGAATGGTCTATCTCCTATAGTAAGGAAACCTAATCTAATACTTTTATCTACTGTGATATCTAAGTACTTCTCATTAAGAGCATTTAATGCGTATGATTTCTGTACACCATCATTATGAAGTAATTGCTCCATAATCATTGTGTCATAGACTTTAGCAAGTCTTACTTTATAGTTTTTAAGTATATGTTTATACTCAAATGCTATATTATGCCCTATAAAAGTGACATCTTTATTCTCAAATAATGAAGTTAACCTAGTTATATCTACATTTCTAGTATCTATAATAAATTGGTTTTCTATATCACCTATCTGTAACATAACTATCTTAGATGTATGAGGGTCTAAACCTTCAAAATCAAAATACTTATTATACTTCCTGGTAGTTTCAATATCTAATCCTAGCTCTTTCTTCCCTTCTAAATAACTTAAACAGAAATCTAAATCTGCTCTTGCTATTTCTCCTTCTGCCTCTATAGAGGTTTGGTTGGTTATTAAATATATCATTAAATTTAATTGTTGAATTAATATGTGTATTTCCTAGTTATACTAAGAGATTATTTACTATTTCAAAGCATAGTTGCTTTCCACCGTTTTCCGTTTATGCTGTCCGTAAAAGAGTAGAATAAAAGGGGACAGTAATCCCTTTGAGTCTCGACCTCAAAACTCACATTAATTCAATAAAAAGCCCCCTTCAATTAAGAAGAGGGCATAAACATAAATGTTCTACTAGAATCTAGCTGATTGCATATCTGTCATATCAGCTAAGTTTTTCTTAGCTAAAGCTAATATTCTGTTAGCTTCTAATAATTGTGCTGCAGTTGTGCTAACATTTGCATGCATTCCACCAATAGCATCTTTTGCTGCATCTACTGCAGTTTCTGCTGCAAAGATTTCATTTCTCCATGCGTTTTGGTTAGCTTTTACAGCTCTTTCTACAGTGTCCAACGCTTTCTCTCCGTCAGTTTTCTTGATGTTTGCTTTAGCTAATGCTAATACTTTTGTACTTGTTGCCATGTCGTTTTTTGTTTTTTTAGACATTAATAATAATAAGCTACTTCGTGTAACTTACTTAACTTTTTTCAATTGTGTATCTTATACTAAGCCTAAGATAAGGGCTCTTTCCATTTCTGAAGATGATGGGGTACGCACTCCTGTAGATTCAGAAAAGTCCATTATTACAACGCTATGAGACTCTAAAGCTCCTTTTAATTTTCTAGGGGCTAATATAGTACCTATTTCATCGTCATCTACGTTATAGAATTCACCTACTTCATCATCATTTATATCACACTCTACTACACAGCACTCATAGTAACCATTACCATCTTGGTAACTGGTATTATCAAATACTTGTAAGATACAATGCTCAAAAGGGCCTTCTCCCTCAAATCTATCACCTATTTTTAACATTAAATTGGTTTTAATTAATTAATAATTTAATTCTACTTAAATGAAGGCTCATATACAGCATCAGGGACGAGCTCTATAGGTACTACATTTAAGATTTGGTCTAAGTTGTGTACCATTGTACACTTATTTATAAAAGTTAATGCTTCTTCTAAGCATTTGAAAGTTTTCTCTTTTGTTTCAGTACAGTTTACTATACCTGCAGTGTAATCTCCTTCAAAATCACATGCATATTCTACGGTTACTTCATTATTTTCTGACATTTTTTAAAATTTTTTTTATTAGTCTGTTATACCTTATTTTAATAAGTTTCCATCTTCTACTACCTTCAGTATGAGGAAAACACTTATCACTATTTAATGATAGACATACCTTATTAGTACATTTATCTACAGGACATTCATTAATCCAAGATATATTTATTTTATTACTCATAATTTATTTTTTAAAAAGGCCCAGGTAATCACACCTGGACCATTAACCCAAGGAATTCTCTTTTACGTGTAGAAAACCCTAACTCACTATTTTATTTTAGTCCAGGTTCTTTCCCCTGTACCATAATCTATAATCATCTCTTTATTAGAGATAGATACAATAGTATATTCTTCTACTTCTCCTAGAGAACCATTAGAATCTACTTCTCTGTATCTTATAGTTTTCCCTGCTACTATCTCATAAGTATAAGTAACTTCACCGTCTTCAGTGATGTAACCATCTTCATAAGTATGAGTATAGGTAAGAATACTATAATCTGAGGTCCAAGTACCTTCTATTTTATTAGTTGTAATCTTGGTACAACTAACAGTTAGTAATAATGATACTACTAACATTGTTATTATTTTTTTCATATTTTATCGTCTTTAATAGAATTCAAAGCCCATACTACTTCAGTGTGCTGTTGCATATGTAATGCCTTAGCTTCTGCTGTGTAGTTAGCCCCTAAAGGGTCAGCTATCTTAATTTCTAGATTTTTCTTTTCGTTTATTAGTATTTGTTCTGCGTGGTTCATAGTTTTGAATTTAATTTATTTAACAACTCTAAGATAATATATAGTAAAACTAATAATATTGCAATTATGTCATAAATAAAAAACAAAACAATTAAAAATATAATTAATTTCATATTCCTAATTGTTTTAATGCTGATTTTGTTAGGTTAGGCTCAACCCAAAATTCAGTTATTAGTTGTTCAATTAATATTTGACTTTTACTAAGTATCTCCAGAGCGTTTACGATTTGCTGCATCTCTTCTTTATCTTCAAACACAAAAAGTACTTTCTCTTTTGCTTCCTGGTATCGTTCAACTTCTAATAAATATGTCTCTTCTCCTAATGGTAAATCTCTTCTGTAATTTTCTTCTCTTGGCTCATCAATCGGCACACCATCCACACAAGGAACAAACATTCCAAGCTCTAGGATTCTACCTAAGAACTCCTCATACATTTGACACATCATAAATGCAAATGACTTATCCGCAGGATATCTATGCCCCATTAGAACCACAAAGGCTCTCATTGATAGTAGTGTTTTCATAATTCTATTTTTAGTGTGCAGTTTTTAAGATACACCCATCCATCATTAATTGTTATACAATAATCACCGAAATGTGGCGTTATTCCTAGTACTGTTATTTCACCTTTTTCTTTGTGAATTAACTTCATTCCTATATTTATATTTTCTGCTTTCATAATTCTATTTTTAGCTCTGTTTTATCATTGTTGTAATAATACCAGTTTTGTAAATCGTGTAACCCCTCAAATATAAACACCTCTAAGAAGTTCAATTCTACTCTACCCTCTCTTTTTATAAAGTACAAGCTAGAAACACCAGATTTTACCGAATATGTAAGCATTTTACTAGCTCCTACATTTAAAATGTAATCATCCAATACATCGTCTTTTAAAAACGTCTTTTTAACTATCTCTTCCGTTAGTGGGATTGGTTGGAAACATTCCTCGCCCTTTTTAATCTCTCTAGCATACCTTAAGTTGTCTAGCCTTATCAGATTTAATACATTAAAGTCTACTAATATATTAATCTTCTGTATTGGATTGTATACCCAATTGCCTATTCTTAAATCCTTTGCGTATAATTCCATCTTATTTATTTTTAAGGTTTAAATTACAGCAGTAGCTATAGATACTAAAGCTCCTACTAGGATAACAATAGCTCCATATAACATCCATTGGATGTACTTCCAGCCATCTTTGTAATCTTCTTCTTTTTCATCTTTAAAGTTACTTATCATTGTTTTTATTTTTTGTGGTTAATATGGTCACATCCTTCTAAATGTTGATAGTTATAGCTACCCATACCTTCAAAAGTTCTATTATATTGATGCCCATCTTTCAATCTAACTATTTTAGATTTAGTTGTTTGGTAATTAAGGTAATAAGCTACTCCTATAAATATAAGAAGTAATGCACCTATAAAGTTATTTTTTGTCATTTAATTTTATTTTGTAGTGGAGCTGCAGGGAGTCGAACCCTGGTACACGCATTAGTTATATAAATTATTTTATTACAGGTTACTAGATTTAAAGTTCTAGTTCTTTAGGGTCAACATTAGATGTTAACCTCCACCAATTAGTTTTGAGTTCTAATAAACTTAATTACCTATTACTAGGCTGCCATAGCCATCTCTGGCTCAGCTACTTTTCCTGAGAAAAGTGAAATCATAGGTGCAGTAACATCTGCTAAACCACCTACTTCTGTTGTAATCATTGTTGTATTTCCGTTTATTGAAATTCACCTACAGTATTTAAAGTCACCACTGACTCCTGATAATCTATATTTCTGAACACATGGCAAAACCAAAACCAGCCCCATTTGTTATTAAAGAGGACCACTATAAACAGTAGTCCTCTCATTTTTTACTTAAACTATAAATTTTACTTTATCCACATAAAGTAAATACTTCTGCTTGCGCCATTCTTTCTTTAGGGGTTGAACCTTCTTTAATTACCATTGCTCTGTAATCAGCTTTCATCTTTTTAAGATACCTCTTTTCTCTAGGAGTCTTACTGAATACCCCAACATCAAGGTGCAATGGTTTGCTTACTAATGCTTCAGCTACTAAGATTTCCTGAATAGGTTTATCAGGTGTTTGTCTTTGCATTGAATCAAGAGTCATATGTTTATTTATTATGTTAGGTACAAATTCTGTTACTGTCTTACCATGTACATCTGTCCCTGTTCTTGTTCTACCTGTAATTAAACCTACTACGTAATCGTTATTTCTTCTAAGCTTTGCCATCTTGTTTTTGTTTTATATTATTTATTTTCTTTTTTTGCTTTTGTTTTGAATCCCCAATACACTCCTAAACTTCCACCTATTATGTGACCTAGAATAGGTTGCCATTGTAATTCAATAATTGCTTTAGCACCAATTGCTATACTAACTAGCCAAGCTATACCTATAGCATTACCTGTTAATATAGAAGGCCAAAGTCTTCTCTCTGCAGTATACATTACATTAAGTGTTCTAAAATATAAGAATACTATCTGTGTAAGTAATACTACTCCTCCTGATAACCAGGGATTAGCTAATACTTCTTTCATACTAAACTTAAGTTTTTAACTTTTTCAATTAAATCTTCTAGAGTTCCATCATTATTAATAACAATATCAAATTCTGCTGAATCTAATGCTGTTTCTGAAGGATGTTGCCCTCCACAATGAGATTCCATACCAGGTCTTTCAATTCTAATAGTAATTCCACCTTTAGCTTTAATAGCTGCAAGTTCATTAGGAAATCTCATATCAGTTACTATCCAGTTAGGATATTTTACTCCTCTAGCTTTTACCCCATTATCTAATAAAAAAGATGTACGTTTATATTCACTCATTAAAGAATTTACCCAAATATTAGGATGAATTATATCTCTTCCAGCATCTGTACCAAGTAGTTGAAGTAATTTACGTGGAGTAAGTTTTTCTTTATATACATTTTCTGGTATCAATGCATGTGTATATGCTTCTTCTTTAGTAGCCCAACTACCTATTACAGACTCTTTAAATATATCCCACTCTTCACCTAATTCTTTCTCTTTAAACTCTCTATTTTCTAATTGTTCTCTAGTACATCCTATAAGCATACAGGTAATATCTTTCAATTTATCTGCAAACTTTTTGATTTTATATCTAGAATCAAATTCTTGTTCTCCAGTAGTCATATTTAAAAACCAGTGAAAATCTCCTACTTCATCATTAGGATAATTTTTTATAGTTTGTAAATATTGTATAATTAATCCTACAGTATCTTTTCCACTACCTAATTTACCACTAATTCCTATTAAATTATTCTTCATAGGTCTTGTTTTATTTCTAAATGAAGAGTTTCTTCATTACTTGTAATATACTCAAGTACTTCTCCAGTAGCTTTCTTTTCAGTTAAAAGCCATATTAAATACTTAGCAGGTACTTCCTGCATTTCTTTACCT